AGACTCACCGGGGATTGGAACAGTCTGGAACTTACCACGAATCTGTCCTAGCATTTCTTTACATAGTGCGAGAGCATAATTGCGAATCCACTGCTTGCCCATAGAGTTAATATTCTCATATGGAATGTTATCGAATGGAAGTGTATTAATGTTGTTGACACCACCTACGCCAGTGTTTGTATCACCATCTTCACCCCATGAATTGTCTGCAACTCTAAAACGAACCCAGATACGATCGAGATAGCCAGCAAAGTTATCAGTTCCGCGTGGAGTTGGATACAATCTCAATTTGTTATCTATAATCTCGAATGAATAGTGAGAAGTTCTGGTGTAAAGAGAATCTTCATACATAATTGCTTGAAGTTTGTTTTGCCAAGTTGGAACAATCTCGAATGTAGAGTCATCTGCATACTGACCGTAGGTAGAGTAGTTTCCAACAACACCTACGCCACCATAGTAGCCATAGAAGCGCCACATTGCGATTGGAGAGCGATAAAAAACTTTATCGATTATGACTCTAGAGTCTCCAACTTTTCCAGCATAAGGTACAGCACCACCAGTATCATCAACGCCAGATGCAGAAGAAGATGAGATAATTGATTGAAGATCATAATCTTGCTGATTCTTGACAGTTGTAAATGAAGCAGAGTATATTGGTGTAGTACCACCAAAGCCAGCCATAGTTGCAACCGCATCACCAACTTTGTTTGCATAGGAAAGAGTAATTTTTGAATACTGGAGATTCACTCCTGAAGGACCGGAGACAGAATCGCCTAGGTGATCAAATGTTCCAGTTGCTTTTCCAAGGGCATCAGGTAGAATATTTTTGCCTTGATGCATATTGAGGATATAAGAATATTCTAATACTGCTTCTTCATATGCAGCATATACATTTGCGTTTGTAAGCTCAATATCAACGACATCGCCACCAAGTCGCTTGTAGACAAAATCTACTTGTTTTGCTGCTCCTGTAAGAAAATAGTCTGAATCACTGTAGATTCCAAAAGGAACTGCTACTGCAACAGCCGAAGGATCACCAGTGGATGAAAGGATTATTGCACTAGTCTCAGATAATGGTTGTAAGTTTGTGGGCATTCATAGAGCCTCCTAATCGTAGTAAATAGTGAGAGCACAAACAAAAACCCCCTGCCGAAGCAGGGGGCTTAGGTTTTAGAGTTGGTTAGCTATCAAGCGCCAGACTCACCTAGTAGACCACGAACGATGACTAGACCGTACATATCGGGACGAACCATCTTCTTCGCGTAACGGGTCATAACACCCTTACGAGGCACGAAGTCTTCAGGTCCGAAGATTGTGGGAGTAGTCTGTAGTGGGACGTAAGGCGCGTAAACGTAGCCGCTTTCGAGGAAAGAGCCACCGCGACGACCAACTAGAATGACGTTGCGTAGGAAGTAGGGGTCAACGATGACATCAAACTTCTTGCTGAGAGCGCCGACCTTGAGAGCGCCAATGGAGCCCTTCTCGTCGGTGTGAGTGACGCTTGCACGGAAGCCAGCGGTGAACTCAAGGATGTTGGCAACTTCGGGTCCGCAGACGACGAAGTTAGCACCACCACGGAGAGTCTTACGGTGGATCTGAGCAGAGACATCGTTGATGGTCTCAACGAGGGTCTCGTACCACTCACTGACGGTACCAGTGAAGTCGGGAGCCTTAGCGCTGGCACCAATCTCGTTACCGTTGGAATCAACGAAGAGACCGGGTGCGCGTGACCAGTAACGGGTAGCTGCGGTAGCGCCGTTAACGAGGTCAGCAAGGATCTCGCGGTCAATCTCTAGAGCAATCTGCTCGGAGAGAAGGCTGGTAAGCTCAACCTCTGCGTCGAGGTTGTGGTAGGCGTTGAGATCTTGACCGAGTTCGGGGGTCCACTTAGCCTTGAGCTTCTTGGTCTGAGCGGTAACCGCGATAGAATCGACCTTGATGTCGATCTCAGGGATTTCGGTGTTAGCCTCAAGACCCCAAACAGTTCTACCAGCAACAGAACCAAGACCACTACCTTCGGTGAAGTCGTCAGTCATTGGGTAGGTGATAGCAACGGTAGCACCCAAAGCATTCCCGACGCCGGGAACAACACCGGGATCAATTGTGCCATCACCAGAAGAAGCGGAAACGCCCATGATGGTTAGCAAGAAACGACCAGAAGTATCTGGGTCAGGTCTTGATAGACGACGCACTAGCTTACATGATGAACTAACACCAGTAATTCTGTCTAGCTGAGCAGACTCAGCAGAAACAGCAGCAAGGTTGTCAAGATCAATCTGATCAACAGCAGACTCCTGTACTGAGACAACAACGGCAGCGTATGAAGAGCTTTCTAGGGATAGAAGGTCTGGATCAAAAAGTAGCTGCTTACGCTCAGTATCACTTAGTCCATCGCTGAAGTCAATCTTAGCGTAGACCTTGGCTTCGGTAGCGCTGTTAGCTAGGGTTTCTGAGCCTGTGGGGCTTGCAAAAGCGTAACCACGAGCAGCAGCAGTACGGGGACCGGCAAGGTCTTCCTTAAGGTCGCCAACCAAGTTAACACCACCGGTAACCTGTGAGCCAACACGGTCGGTACCGTAGATGGACTTAGCGTAGGTGTTGCCCATACGGCCACTTGCTGAGTCATCAGAGCCTGCGAGTTCAGCAGAGAAAGTGAAGTCGAGGAAGAAGATGAGACCAGAGGGAAGGCTCATGGGCTGAACGCTGACGAGATCGTTGGCGATAAGACCAGCGAAAACGCGACGGACAATGGGGAAAGCAACAGCAGCGAAACCTTCGACATCACCACTTGACATAGAGGTGCTCTCGCGGAGAAGCTCCTTGGCTTGGTTTTCAAGTAGACGAGCCATGGAGTTAGCTTGACGCTCACCCTCAAGACCCTCTAGGAGACCGGTCTTCTTCCACTTGGAAAGAAGTGCGTGGGACTCAGCACGCATATCACGATTGACAACGCCTTCGGTCAATCTTTCAACAATACTAGACATAATGAATAAACCTCCTTTTAATTTGTTATTCTAAACCTGCTAGTTTACGCATTCTCGCACTGAAGGGATCCACTTTGGGTTCTTCCTTGCGAGATGCACGGATAATGGAAGTTGGACGGGTGATAGCTTCGCTTAGTGATTGTGGTCCTCTCTTGGGAGTGGACGCCACTGTGCTTTGAAGTGTCTCGTGGATTGTCTTCGCTTCCTCAACCGAACCAGCCTTAGAAATCGCTTCGACAATTCTTTCTTTTTGTCGCTCATTCAGGGAGGTATTTCTCAGCGTGCGGTTGGTGTAAAGGAGTCGTGCATTACTAAGATTTACATCCTGCACATTCTCCTTAAGTGATTCAACTACTTGTTGGTAGTTAGAAAGATTTTCTTTTAGTTTCTTGTTCTCGAACACTAGCTCTTCTTGAGCCTTCTTAAGTGCTTCGAGTTCTTCTGCGACATCGGTACTGCGGCGATGTGCCATCTCTAGCTCCATCTGGTGTTTCATATCTTCGCTGGAACGACCAGCCCAACCAGAGAGCGTAGCACCCATATCTACAGTTAGTTTTTCCATAATTGCATCAAGAAGACCGTCAGAGATTTCTTCATAAAGATCGCCTTCTTCTTCGGCTTCTTCTTCGAGTTCTTCTTCATCTTCTTCAGAAAGTATAGAAGCGACCATTTCCATAATGGACTCTTCATCAAGTTCAATTTCTTCGTCCATTGGTTCTTCTTCTGTCTCTTCAAGCATACCCATCTTCTTGCACTCAGCAATTGCTTCTCTGCGAGACATACCTTCAGCCATCATATCCTTAATACAATCATAGCCTTCTTCGTTAAGCGTCTCTACTTCTTCGACGCCTTCGCGAAGTTGATTGAGTGCTTCTGCAAGTTCTTTGAAATCGATTGTAACCTGCGCACCGTCGCCTTCGTTTACGCCGTCAAGTTCTGCAACATCTTCGGTAAAGGCATCGGGAACGCCTTCTGCAATCTCGTCTTTTTCGACTTCTTCATCCATTGTAGCTTCAGCATCAGCAGACGGCTCGTCGTCTCCACCAAGACCAGTAAGGGCATCAGCCAATTCATCTTGTTCAAGAAGCTGGTTAAGAGTTGACTTGACCTCTTCTGAATACTTGTCAATAATGGTGGCTTCCGCGTTTTTCATAGCGGCTTCCTTCAACGCCTTGGCATCTACAATTGCTTGCTCTAATAGTGAGGACATAAACAAAAACTCCTATAATAATAGTTTTTCAATCTAACTAGTAACAATAAATAGTAAAAGCATTAGAAAGAACCGCTTTTAGCGATAATAGCCCAGCCATAATTTGATCCACCAAAGTCTGCGGCAACGATTTCCATAAACGCGCCCTGTGGCGTTAGATCTTTTGTTGCAACACTATCAATTGTGTCACTACCAGAGACATGAACTTCACCTGTTCCTGTTCTCTTGATTGTTAATTTAAGCCCGATATCGCTTGCGCCAATAGTTGGCAAACTAGCGGTTGCAACAGAAGAGTTATTCATTATAACTATTTCGTCTCCAATAATTATGGAATAGCTTGCGGTGTGGACTGAGGTGGAAACAAATACAGAACCTTGAGTTTTTAAATTTCCATTAACGTCTAGGGCTTGTGCTGGAGTTGTTGTGTTTATTCCTACTCTGTTCTGAGATGAAGAAACAAAGATTGTGTTGTCTTGGACGGACTGGTCTGAATCGTTACCGATGAATAGATAACCCTTGTCTAAGTTTGGTGTTGCGTTTGTTCTGCCTGCACCGCCAACTCTGATAAGACCAGACGCATCGACTTTTGCAACCTTGCCGATGTTTTGTAGTAGATTGCCAGAACCAGTTGGGGCAACGTTGGTGTAGCTACCGGAAATACCACCAGAACCGGTCTGAACGTAAAGTGTATCTCCGAGAGAGAAGGTAGATGTGTCTACCCCATTTAGCCTACCAAACGTTGCGATCCTAACTGGCTGTCCGTTTGGGACAGAGCCATCAGCAACAAAGCCAAACGCTGGCATTTTGGCTGGATCATCACAAGCAGCGAGGGCGACTGTGGGTGTGTTTCCTGAGACTCCCTTGAGATAAACAACATTGCCTTTTACTAGATTGGCACCTTCGTCATTAACACCGGTAAATGCAACCGCCCCGTCCATAAAATTGAAGAAAGCATTTTCATAACGAGTGTCTGTATCACCGATGTCGTACTGCTCGTCAGCTAATGGCATTATATTCGCTGTTGATGCTGTGCCATTAAGAATAGTTGAACCGGTGACGGAAAGAGTGTTAGAAGCAAACGTTAGATTAGATGAAGCGCCAAAGTCGCCACCATCGTTAAATTGTATTTGGGTGTTTGCGCCTGCGGCTGAAAATGTTGTGGTATTGTCGAGGTATGTGGTTAGGCTTGAAAATGAAAACTTTTTGTTTTGTGAAGCACTATCATCATACATAAGGAATAGATCATCGCCATGTATGTCAACATTAGTTAATGCGTCTAGCGTTGAGGCATGTACTTTAAGTCCACCAACACCAACTTGAAGACCAGAAGCTGTGTCTAAGTTCAGTTCTAGATTGTTTGCTAGATCTCTCAAACCATTTCCATAGTTAAGGCTTGAAGGTCCAATGTTTGTTAAATTATTGCCATCACCATAAAATCCAGAAGAAGATACATTCAATGATGCAGAAATATCTCCAATAATAGAAAGAGTGCTTCCGTTGAATCGTAAATTGGTTTCTGCATTAAGTTCTGTTGTAGTTGTTGAAGTTATGATGCGGTTATTTCCGGGATTTGTTACATTTAATCCATCTGCTACAACATTAGATATGTTAGAGCCATCACCATAGAAAAACGAAGCAGACAACCCATTGGATGCTGTAACCATTTGGGAAAAAGTTTTTGTTCCTCCAATAGTTTGGTCGGTATGGTCGTCAACCATATCCTCAATTGTGCCT